GGTGGCCACGGCTGTGGGGTTGGCGTCTCGGGTGCAGACGGTAGAAACAAAGGTCACGTCCATTGAGGGCGTCAGCAGCGCTCAAGCCAAGCAGATCACAGGGTTGCAATCGTCTCTGGACGGCAAGTCCTCGGCCAGCAGTGTGCAATCCCTCGGCAATCGTGTCACAGACGCCGAGGGGAAACTCTCGAGCCAAGGCTCGGCCATCACGGGAATCAACACCGAGCTGGCCGGTAAAGCCAGCAGCGCCACGGTGCAGGCGCTGGGTAACACAGTCACGCAGCAAGGCCAGGACATAAAGGCGCAAGGCCAGGCCATCACAAGCGTTACGGCGAGCCTCGGAAACTCGGGCGGGCAGAACCTGTTTTTCAATCCGGCGTTTACCAAGGAAAGTGCAGTCGCCGGCGTAGCGGAAGGTTGGCAAATCGACGTTGGTACGGGCGGCACGCATATCGCTTCCTTGGTGCCGTCATGGCTGGTAAGTACCGAGAAAGCCCAGCGTATCGATGTTTCCGACCTTAACCAGGCAGCGGGTTATCGCAGCATTAGAATCGTCAGCGCAAGTTATCGGCCAAAGGTCACTGCGGGTAATTCTGTGGTTGCTTCGTGCAACGTGCGAGCAACTGCAGGGCTGGTGTTCGCGGTCTTCATTCAAGGGGTTAATGCCGCTGGTACCGATGCAGTGACCGTGTCCGGTCCTAGGGTCGTGGCCACTGGCGGCACTCAGCGGCTCGTCTACGACTTCCCGAACCTGCCGGCCGGGACCGCCTCTGTGCAGGTCTACTTCCGGTTGTATGGTTCGGATACGGTCAGCGCAGGCTTTGCAGAGTACACGCGGGCGCAGCTTGAAATAGGCACCACAGTCAGCGGCTGGAAAGACAACAACGCAGTGTTGGGCATCGAGCAGTCTGCGACTTCGTCTGCAGTGGCGGCGCTCAGCTCCAGCGTTAGCCAGCAGGGCACGACGATCATTGCGCAGGCATCCAGTGTGCAGGCGTTGCAGGCATCGTCTCGGGACGATAATGGGGATGGTGAGCTGGCCGATGCTGTGAATGGCTACAACAGTGCAGCAGGCATCGTGCAGGAGGCAACAGTCCGAGCCTCGCAGAACGAAGCCACTGCCAGGACGGTCACGCAGCTGACGGCGTCGGTGGGGGCAAACACCGGCCAGATCACTGACTTGCGTGAGGTCGTCACCAGCAACCTCGCTTCTACGGCGACGGCCATCACGCAACTGACCACGAGGGTAGGCGACAACTCGGCAGCCATCCAGTCCGAGGCTACGGCCAGGTCAAACGCCGATGGCGCGCTGTCTTCACAGATATCAACGGCACAGGCCACGGCAAATGGGGCCACAGCGCAGGCTCAGACAGCCAGCACTGCGGTATCAGGTCTGAATGGAAAGGTTTCCGCGCTCACAACCATAAAGACGTCCACTACCGTGGGCGGAAGAACGGTTATGGCTGGCCTCGCTATTGGCGTTGAAGGACAGCAGCAGGAGTCGCAAATTCTGGCGTATGCCCAACGCTTCGCAATTCTTGATGAGTCGAGCGGAACTCTCATTGCTCCTTTTGTTGTTCAGGGAGGGAAGGTAATTATTGATTCTGCCATGATTGGGAATGCATCCATTGGTGTTGCCCAGCTTACGCAGAGTCTTCAATCCAGCAATTACATCGCAGGTCAGCAAGGCCTAAAGATCAATTTCTTGACGGGAGAATTTGAGTTCAATAGTGCAACTGGTGACGGCGGCCGACAAACCATTAACAACGCAGGGGGCAAGGTCTTCGACCAAAACGGCGTGAAGCGCTATCAATGGGGGAACTTGGCGGTATGAGTTACGGAGCCAGAGACTGGGACGAAAACGGGAACTTGGTCGTGGACACGACCACGTTCACCTATCAGGTGATTTGGCAGGGAGTTATTGATTTCAGCAATACGTCCGGATCAACCGCAAAAGTCATAACGTTGAGTATCCCGGGTTTTGATCCGGCCAGCTGCGTCTTTATGGTCATTCCCACGCGGGCGCAGGATATTCAATCAGCTGAAGGCGATGCAACCGGAAACACCAAGTCTTACCCCTACGTGACGACATCGGCTGGCCAAGTAGTTCTGAGGTCTGCCAACCCGTCTGCGAATCTCGGTAACACTAACCAGACCCGTATTGTCGCTAGAGGCTTCGCAGTGAGGTTCAAAACATGAGTTTTGGTGTCATCAGCATCAATGACAGCTCTTTCGTCCAGATTGATTCGGAAACGCCTCGGCTCTGCTTGCTCACGAAGGGTAGTTATTCCGGAACCACAAACGCGAATGTCACATTTCCGCGCGCAGTTACAAGTGCAGACCCGCCGATAGTGTTCATAAGGCCAGATCAAAACGGTGTTGTTCAGGTGCCAATATCGGTTTGGTTTACTGGCGGGCCTGGCAATTGGACAGGCTTCGCAATGAAGGCATCAAACGTCCAAAGCACGCTGAGCGGTCAATACTTCATTGCTGCATGGGCATCGATGGGGACGGCGTTGTTTGGTGCGCGCGTATGGGGGCCAAGCAGTGAGCTTGTGTATGACAGCGGGGCACCACCAGTTGTTGTCACATTCGCCGCAGGCAATTGGACATACGTCGGCAGTGAGCAGCTGAGTGTGGGCCAGCGCTATAGGTGGAGCATCGACAAAGCGCTGGGAGTAGGCGAATTCATATCGATCAACTCGTTTGCGTTTCACTGCCACAACGGCGCGAACGGTGGTGGATGCGGCATCGCCGTGGATTACGCGAACTCAAAGATCATGCTTTACAGCCTCGCAACTACCGCATGGACAGACCAGGGGCACCGCCCGTTCCTCTGCGCAAAACTTACCGCCTGAATCAAGGCGTTCAAATTAGGAGCTTGCAATGCCTTGGTATAAGTCGGGGACGGTTTCCGTCACCCAAAATTCGAACGCGGTCATTGGCAGCAATACCGCATTCATTGCAAACAGCCGGGTAGGTGATGGTTTTCGCGGGCCTGATGGTGGCTGGTATGAGGTGACCAACATCGCCAGCAATACCGCGATGTCGATTGCGCCGAACTATCAGGGCGCCACCAACAACGCGGGCGGGTACGCGCTTGCTCCGATGCAGGGCTACGTCAAGGATTCTGCTGATGCGCTCCGGGCGCTGGTCAACCAGTTCGGATCTACGCTTGCGGTGCTGGGCACTTCTGGTACGCGCGAGGGCGTACGCGCAGCACTTGCGGCCGCCGCGAGCGGGAATAACGGCGACATCGTTTCCTTGTCCGGCCTTACAACAGCTTTGACAATCGAGCAGGGCGGCACCGGTAGGAAGACGGCAGGCGAAGCAATCCAGGCTCTTGGTGGTATCCGCCTCGGAGTAGGCAACTCATCCTTAGGCACAAGTCTTTTTTCTGGGGCGCCGCCAGGTATAGCTGCGATCAGTTCTTCTAACAACGACGGCAATACAGCTCTGCGGATTGGCAACGGCAACAACAATAACGCATCTGCGGTCATGACCTTTATTCGGGACGGATCATTTGGACTTCACTTAGGCATTGATACCGACAATAGATTCAAGATCGGCGGGTTTTCGATGGGCGCTGTAGCGCGAACGATTTACCACGAAGGCAACGCGGTCGGAACTGTTTCACAGTCAGGAGGCTTGCCAACAGGCGCTATAATAGAAACGGGTAATTTGAACGGCGGCACGTTCACAAAGTATTTGGACGGCACGATGATTTGCCGAGGGATATCGCCAACCCCAGTGGCGGCTAGCCAGGGAGGTGGACCGATCTTCTACTCAGGCGGCGTTTCTTTCGTATTTCCTGCACCATTTGCTGCTGTTCCGGCAGTGACGATGCAGGCCATCACCTCTAATGGTTACTTTTGTTGGGGGGCATCCGATGGTAGTGCCACTGCTACGGGCATCATCGGTCGAGTTGTTTCCCCGTCGAGCACCGCTTCTTCGTACCTTTGTTATATAGCCGTTGGCAGGTGGTTCTAATGATTATCAAAATAGCTCCCCAGCGACGGGATGATGAATTTGTTGTAGAAAAAAACGGTATGGCATTGAAGATTAATGGAGATACGTTCGACTTTTCGCCAATGCAAGAAGGGGGGACGTTGCCGAGGTCTGCCATTGCATGTGAATGGATATGGGATGACGTTAGTTTTGATGGCGGGCAACTTATCGTATGCCTGATTTTACCAGTCCCCGCAAATTACAGCCCTGAGCAAGCCTACCCCGCGGACCTAACTGATGTGCCTGACGGCATCGTTCAGTTTCCGAAAGCGCTACCTCTGATAGAAACGGCTTAAAGGACCTGAACATATGTCCAACATTGACTGGGCGCAATTAATTACCAAAGAAATGAAAGATGCAGCTTCCGACGCTCGATCCCTAGCCAAGGCGAAGAGTGATTTGCTTGAGCGGAGCAGTGCGGCCGCTCAACAGATCGCCCGCATTCAGGACCGCATTGAAACGCTGGGCTATGGAATCGAGGCCGGAGAGGCGACCAAGCAGGAAGAGGAAGAGGCTACGGCGCTTGCCCCTGTTCTCAGGACGTGGAAGGCCTACAAGTTCGCGCTGGGCAAGGTTACCGCCCAAGCTACATGGCATCAGGCGCCTGTCTGGCCCGATGCTCCTGCTATTCCGACGATAGCCGCCGCACCCATGAACGATCTTCAAGAGCAGCCTTGACGTGTCAGCCAATGATCAATTGAACAGCCGGTATTTTGTGGTTGCTCCATAGCATCCAGGCTGATTTGGCGGGGTCGCGTTGCAGGATATGTTGCGAGGGTTCTCTGTGCCACCGAATTTGCCGGGGCTGTAGTTTGCACACCCAGAAATCAGCGCAATCATCAGCAACATCACGCACTTCATATTCATAAAGCCTCCTTGTTTAATTGATGCCTAACTGACGGTTTCAGTTATAGGGAGGACACATCAATGTTTTTCCTCGGTAGCCCCGAGTTTTTTGTTTGGAGAAAACCGAATGTCCATCACATCGCAGCAGTTGCTGCAGATCCTCCCGAACGCCGGCCAGAGAGCCGGCGTTTTTGCACCTGTCCTCAACACAGCGATGAGCAAGTACCAGATCGTGACCCCGCTGCGCATCGCGGC